CACCAGCCAATGTAGCCCCGTACAGCCCCGTAGAGCCGTTTACAGTTGCGTCGATGGTGGGATTGTATGTCTCGCCCATCACGCCGCTCATAAGATCTGCCATCGCGCTCTGTGCGTATCCGGCGTATTTGAGAATGCCATCACCAAGACCGTACGAAAGCATTTTGCCAACTTCCTCGCGCATGACGGTTGACGGAGACCTGATACCGAATAGTCTCTTGATGTAAGCCAGTACACTGCCCACCCAGCCTTTGAGTTTTCCGTACAGCCAGCCAGTCGCGTTGCTGATACCAGTGAAAATTCCCTTGACCATGTTCGTGCCGATTTCTAGAAGCTGTCCGGAAACCGCACCGAACGCCTTAGCAAATGCGGTCATCATTTGCGGTACTGCTTTGATTAGCTGCGGGATAGCCTGAATCAATCCCTTAACAAGCGCCGCCGTGATGTCAACCGCAGACTGAATAAGCATTGGCGCATTGCTCGTGATCGCGTTCATGAGAGAGATGATAATTGTCGGAATTTGCTGAACAATCAGCGGAATTGCCTTAATTAATCCTTCACCAAGCCCCATCATCAATTGAATTGCGGCGTTGACCAGCATGGGGATATTGTTCACAAGCCCTTGCGTGATTGTCAACATAGTTTTAACGACAGCAGGAATCAGCGTCGGTGCTTGTTTTGCAATTCCAAGTGCAAGCGTGGAAAGAATCATCAACGCCGTGTCAATCATCATCGGCAGATTTTCCAACAGGAACATCCCAAGATCCGTCATGAGATTGAACGCGGTTTCGACCAGCAACGGCGCGTTTTGCATAATCGCGCTTGCGAGAGTTTGCAGAATAGACCCGCCAACCTCAACGATCTTCGGAATTGATTGCGCTATTTTATTTACGAACTGACCGATACCATTATTGATTCCGTCAAGTCCGCTGGTGTCCCCTGTGAAAAGCTTTGCGAGTCCATCCGTGACCAATGTCAGCGCGGGAAGGAACTCACCCATCATGCGGTTTTTCATGCCCGTAAGAGTCTGCTGCATCAACGAAACGGAGTCGCCAAAATCGTCCGATGCTTTCACCGCTTCGTCCGACATCACAAGACCGTAGTCCTCGGCTTGCTTGCGCATTTCCTCGATGCTCGTTGCGCCCTGATTGAGAATTGGGAGAAGTTCCGTAGCACTTCGACCAAACAAGTCTGCCGCTAGAGCTGTGCGCTCGTTGCCCGCCTCCATGCTCGACAACTGCGCGATTGTCGTGTTGAATAATTCCTCGGTAGAAAGCGAAGCAAGCTGCTCCTGTGAAATACCGAGAGCCTTAAACGACTCGCTTCCAGCAACGGCAGACTCGGACAGCTTTTTCATGCCGCCCTGCAACACGCCGATGTCAACGCCGCTCTGACCGAGAATGTAGCGCCACTCTTGGAAACCTTTTGCGGACATATTCAACTTTTGAGACATATCGTTGACTTCTGAACCGTAATCAGATACGTCCATCGCACCTTTGACAAACGCGCCACCGAGAGCGATAGCAGCGGTCGAGATCGCACCGACTACCTTTGCAGCGCCGCCGAAAGCCTTACCGAGCGTTGCGGCAAAGCCAGCGCCTTTTTTACTAGTTCCCTCTATGCCTTTTTCTACGTCTTTATCGTCATATGCGACTTTCACAAAAAGGTCGAGTAAATTCATCCTGTTTTCACCTTCAATCCGCACTGCGCAACAACGTCCGCGACAATTTCTTCACCGCTTCGTGTATCGCGTGGCTTGTGGTCGAGCAGTTCTTCAAACCTTTGTACAGACTGATATTTCATACCCATTGCCGCAGTCCGTAGCATATCCGTGGTGTATACGCGGTATTGAAGTTCTTCTCGTTCTTGTAAAAAGCGGGCAACCATGTATCTCACAGTCACCCGCCCGTTGATTGGGTTTGCTATTTCTCCGATGAATCGGAAAGCGGCGTTTCTTCCACGCTCTGCGCCGCAGAAGTAAAAAGCTCTAGGAACGTTTCGTCATAGTAAATATCCTTAATGCCTTTTACGATCGAGATGATTGTCATATCCTCAACCGGAATACCCGCAACCGTTGCAAGAATGAGAGCAACGTCTTTTTTATGTGCTTTGAGCAGATACGGGATTTCCTTGAGAATAAACTTAATCATGGTTGTTTGTGCTTCTTCGCCCTCTACGGGCTTGATCGGAAAAACGCCTTTATATCTTTTATCCATTGCAATATTGCCAAGAGGCTCAATGATATCCGCAATGATTTCAAGATTGCGCGTCCCTTTGACTTCTGATAGTTTCATCTCTCCGCTCCTTCTTTATGCTTTCGCTACAACGATGCCTTTACCAGCATGCTGTGCCGCGCCCGTAGCGGTCAGGATCACCGCGATGATGATATCCATGCCCGTGGTCGCTACGATGTCAGCAGTGCCGTTCCACGAACTCCACGCAGAACCCGCAAGAATCTGTCCAGCGGCGGGGAGGATCAATCCGTAACCCGTCTGATAGACATACGACTCAGATGCGCCCGGTGTTTCCGTCATGCCAGTGATTGCGGTGTCGCCAGAATCAGTTCCAGCCGCGGATGCGAATTCAAGCAGGAAGTCACCCGCTTCGGATTCGCCCTCTTTGACGAAAATCTCATACGGCATGGTATCGGGAGTGTAAATACTCCGATGCGCCATGAACTCAAACGCAAGCTGCGAATTGGCTTTCTTTTCGGTCTGCAATGCGAAACCGCCAGTCGAAAGACCGTTCAGAATCTTGATGCAAATATACCCGCCATTAGTCGGGCCCGTCTTGTCTCCGTATGCCGTTACGAAATAATAGGTCTTGTAATCGCCAAGGTCGAGTGTTGATCTCGGCGTTACCTTGGTCGTGTCAACAGTGCCAACGTCAGCCGCACCGATCAACGCCTTGACAAGCGCGGTATCAACGGTCACAGCCGTGCCGGAAATTTTGACTTCCACATCATCAAATTCCTTGCCCTCTTTGGAATTTGGAATGCAGTTATCTACATCCGCAAATCTGTCAATATACGAATTGACCGCCGAAAAAGCAAGACCGCCAGTAGTCGCGCACACGATATCAGCCGTCGAAAACTCACCCGTTGCCGGATTAAAGTCGCTCAGCAGGATACCCGCGTTCGATGCAATCTTTTCCTGAAAGTCTACAGGAAGTTCTTCGTATCTCATGCTCATGTTTTAGTTGCTCCTTTACGCCGTTCTAAATTCGGCGGTGATATTGATGTATCGTCTGCGGATATTTGCGTCAGACGGTTCGGTTAGTGCTTGACAGAATGGCGACCCGCGCTTGAGCCACACCGCCCCGCCATTAACTGGAAACATAACGCCTCCGCGCCCGATCTTGGTGTATATTTCCTCTGCTTTCGCGTCGATTGCAGTATTGCTTTCGGTGCGATACCAGAGATTGACCACTATTGGTACTTCTCCGCTGTCAAAGTCTCCAACCGCATAAGTGTACGTCAGATACGGGAAAGTCGGATTCGCTTTGACGTTTGATTCCTCATATGCCGTGATACCGAACCCGCTGAACCATGTGTAGAACGCGCTTGCTTTGCTCATGCTGTCAGCTCCGTTCTCTCGGCGGTCGCCGTGCCGCTGAACAAAAACGTGACGCTCGGTGTCTGGTTATCGTCCGGCTTGCTTGTGATTCGGAATATCGCGCTGTCGCTTGCGCGTTTGATATACTCGTCGTATGCCAATGTGATAGCCTTATCGAAGTTCAGCGTATAGATGCTTTTCACGCCTTGCGCTAACGCTTTCTGTGCTTCTAGCGATTGATCGCAAAAGAGCGCGACGCTCACCGCCGCGCCCTGCACAAACGTTCGTGTTCTGCCGCCTTGACCGTCGCTCGTTTCAGTCGGTGTCATGCGGTAGAACGATTGCTCAAAATTCTGTACCGACATTAGAGTTTCCTCCAACGGTTCAACCGTCCAGCGTATGCGGACTTCCATGAGATTGGCGCACCGTTCGCACCCGTTGCCTTTGTTCCGCTCCAACCGCCGAAACTCTCCGAAACATAACCAGTTGCAGGATTCGCCGCCGCGTATGCGGTGATCTCGGTATCAAGCGTCACCAGATCGCGTGGGATTGCTAAACCAAAGATCGCGCCCGTGAATGTCTCGTTGACCAAAGTCGAGATAGTGAAATTACTGGGCAGTAGGTAAATACCATCGTTGAGGAGAGATCCAACGATCCGAATGTACTGCCCAGCAACTAGGGAGGAGGAGAGCGGAGAGATAAGCCCACTAGAGATCGTGAACGTGTCGGCGGTACGGTCAATGAACTCGCCATCGCGAGTGTCAAAGAAGTTGTGCAGATGTTCACAAATCTCGTTTAGCATGTGTTACTCCTTAGGATTTCTTGACCAGCGTCACGTTGGCGTACTTGAGGGGCTTGCTATCAGCCGCCCACACAAGGCAAACGCTTGCTTTGGTGCTGGTGCTTGCGGCGATTTCCGTGGTCGCGCTCACCCAATCGGTGTAACCAGACAGTGCCGTGCCAAACGTCGGGGTCACATCGGACGAACCGAGTTTGTAAACCCACTTGGTGTTGACGGGCGCGGCTTCGGAGATCGCGAGGAAAGTGTCGTTACTCGCAGTCGTGCCAACCGTGGAGGTCGCAACGCCAGCGCCTACAGTGTCAAGCGCAAGATAGCTGATAATCTCAACAACCTTGCTCTCGTCACGCAGATACGGGATGCCGTGCTTGGTCGCAATGTAGTTGGTGCGCTGATACTTGGCTTCGCGCTCCGACTCAACCGCAACGCCGCGCTTAGACACAAAACCCAACGCGCCCGGACGGACGATGTAGCTCTTGCGGTTTTTCGCAGACGCGGCAACAGCAAGCCGATTCGTCGGGCGAACCTGACAGCCCCAAATGCCGCCGATGGTGCCGGAAAGAATAATCTGCTGTCCGAGATCGGAAGCTTTGATGAAGTGATCGTCATCCAGACGAATACCCGTCAAGTCGGCGGGAGCGACAAGCAGCGACTGCGGCGCGTCCTGATCTTCACCAAACAGTTCCAGCGCACCCGCGACGGTATCGCCATTGATCGCAGCATTGTACACGCCGTATTCAAGCGTTGCGTCGGCAAGTTCGTCAACAAAATCCTTATCGATCTTGGTATCGATTGCCTTCATAAGCTGATCTGCCGTTTCCTGTTCGGGGTTTCCAAATGCGGAAAGCATAGCTTCGTCGGTCAGAGTAACACCCTTTGCATACTTCTGAACCTTTTTGTCAACAGAGGTAGACGTAAGCTGCGCAGAAACGATTTCACCGTTTTCAGCCACGACAGCCGCATCACCAATGTATGCGTATTTTGGAATGGTAATCGTGTCGCCGGGGTTTCCGACAAGGTTAGTGTTTTCTTCCGCAAGCGGCATGAATACAATATTGTCGGTCAACTTTTCTTCCATGTAGTCAGCCATCACCTGAGGGTTAATCAGGTTAGAAAGTGTGGTTTCAGCCATCTTTATTTAGCTCCTTTTGCTTGTTTTGATAGTTCGTCGTACCGCTTCGGGTCTTTGGCTTGCAGCGCAGAACGCTCTTTCATTCCCATCTTCTGGAACTGTTCAAGCGTCGTGCTATTGCCGCCAGTATTAGCGGGAGGATTTGGTGTGCTTGCGGGAACGCGTTCGGTAGTCTCGATGAACTCTGCCCAATCAGTTGTGATCGAAGTCTTGAGCGCGTCCACGTTCTTAATCTTACCGTCTTTGTCCAGTTCGATATTATCCATGTCCGGCGCAAGTGCTTTCAATACGAGATCGTGACGCTTATCACCAATCTTGACCTCTGCGAGAAGTGCGCGAATTGCGCTCTGCTTCTTTGCGGTGATCTCGTCTTTGGCGATCTTGTCCTTTAGCGCGGTGTGCGCTTCGACTTCCTGTTCCCACTTGGTCTTAAATTCGTCTGCTCCGCTCTTGCCTTTCTCGGCTTCAAGCTGTTCATTCAGCGGTTTCACGGCAGTTTCAATTGCCGCGTCTCTGCTTTCAACGTGCGCACCAATGATAGCATCGATCATCTCTGCGGGTAATTCTACCCCTGCATCTTTGGCAGCGTCTTTGATAAATTTCCTAGTTAGTCCAGCCATGACTTGACAAACTCCTTTTCATCGGCGGCGTACTTGCCGTTTGTTTGTTTTTATTTCACGCGCATACTCGCGCTGTGATTTCTGATAACACTTTACCACACTAAAGCGAAAAAGTCAAGAAGCGGTTTTACTTGATCTTGGCAAATTCGTCTTGTACGATCTGTCTATAAGTGTTTGAATGTTCGGTTGCAGCCGGACGCAAAAACGGTTTTGCTCTCATGCCTTGCGTCCAGTGGAATCCTGTCTCGTCTTTGTAAACCCACGGTGTGCTTCTACCGCCGCCACCCTCTGCGTATACGCCCGTTCCAAATTCGACATAAGGAGCGTATTCGACGTTCGTTCCAATTAGAACGTCTTTACCATCAACCGCATGCGTGATGCTGTTTTTTAATCGCCCGTGTTGCGTTGGTACAGTTTCTTTCGCGTACTTCTCTGCGGTCAATCCAATAATCTCAAGCGAACGCTCCCGCGCCTGTTCGTATGCGGACATAACGAGTTTGCTGTAGTCTTTAACGTCAACCTTCGCCACGCTTCAACGCCTCCCATTCACGGTAACTCATGTTGTCGATCTTCTCACCGCTGATGTTGTCGCGTCGGTACACGGGATCAAGGTCTTTGACACCTTCAACGGATGAGACCAGCGAACACCTGCACGAATATACGAGGTAACCGGGTGCGTTCGGATCGCCCGGGAACATGATCTCGTCACCGCCAACGGTAAACGGTTCATCCACATCAACACGCTGTCCGTCGAGGTCGCGGTGTTCGTCTCTGGTTCTATCGTCCAGTGTTGCAAGCCATTCCTTTTGCAGGGTGATTCCGATGCTCTCGGCGTAGTGGTAAGATTCAACCCGCCCCGCGTTCTCTGCGCCCGTGATCGCCGTTCGTGCGTTACGGATCGCGCTGTTGCGGTTCATGTCGGTGACGGTCTGTAGACGCGCCGCAATCTTCGGTATTGATTCGCCCGTTAGGATTCCTTGCGTAATCTCGCTTGTGATCTTCTGCGCGTTCCACTTCTTGTCTAGCGGTATATCAATCTTCGGCTTAGGTAATAACTTTGGATTTTCTTTCAGCAATCGTGCAACCGTGAATTCATCATAGAGCGTGAATTGCAGATTCAGTCCAAGCCCGTGTTCCAGCTCATACGCCGCGAAGTTATGATTCAGCGAGAAGATGCCATTCATCCTGTTGCCGATCAACGCCGCGCTTTTCTGGTTGATTGCGGTCATGTCGGCAGCTAGTTTGTCCCGCAAGTCCGTGATGTTCTTTCCCGCTACCGTCTTACGCCACACGAAGTCTTTATACGCCTTTTCCGCGCCTATCCTTGTAGCTGCATCCGGCGCGTCTGTAATCGCCTTGTAGAGCTTCTCCGCGTCATCTCGGAACGTGTCAAAGAACTTGTCTGCGCGCTCCTGCATCTTGTCCCGTGCGCGTTCATACTCCCGCGCTATCTTCTTTTCTAGCGCGGTCAATTCGCGGTCAGTCAGTTCGTGTGCGAGGTCTGCCATTACTGGTTATCTTCCTGTGGTTGATCGGGTTGCTCCGGCGCGGTGGTCTGTTCCGCTTTCATCGCGTTCAGTTCTGCTTCTAACGCACGGTAACGAGCGACTTCCTCGTTAGCGAGTTCTTTCTCAATTCCTTCGATCTCGTCAACAGAAATAAACGGGAGGTGTTTTCTCACAGTGGTTGCGGGGAGATACGACCCAGCCGCCAATACCATCTGCGTCTGCTCAAGCTGATTAGAGATCCTGTTGCGCTTAAAGATCGGCGTTGCCGCATCTTCGTCGATGCCCTGTAACTCGCCAAGTCCCTGCACGAACTCGATCACCTGATATTCGAAGTCATCAGCATTTTCGTCAAGCGGTTGATATGCAGCGTCGATGTGGTCGTTAGTAGACCCCGCCGCGATGGTGTGAACGTCAAGACCTCCGAAGTCCTCATACAGTCCGTTCTTGATTCTGTCGAGGTAAGATGTCCGCGCCTCGTGCGGGACTTCCTGCGTGTATGGCGTGATGCTCGTACCCGAACCCGTGCCGTCGTTTTCGGTCACGCCAATGTGTTTGGTGCGCAGCTCTTGCAGCAGCTTTGCCTTGTCTGGTTCTTCCATGCCGTTTGCGTTATTGACCAGCCAGTAGATAAACGCCGATTCGGTGAGGTCGTTTGCAAGTCCAGAGCGTATGAGGTCATATGCGTCAATTCCTTCACGCATACCCACCAACGTGGACTGCTTTAATTCGCTACCCCACAGCGGCACAATAGGTAACGCGGAATAGTTCTCTCCACCCGTGAGCTGTTCGCCGTCCGCTTGCGTTCTGGTGACGATTCCAACATACGGAGTAAACTTCTCGTCAAGCGCAACCGCGTTCTGTTCGCCGTTCTTCTTAGTGAACCGCATGTATCCGTCAACCGTGTAGACCCACATGTTCAACGGTTGCTTGTCGTTCACCTGCCAGAACCGCACACCCGCCATCAACGCGCCCGTGTTCTCGTCGTAAAGCGGTGCAAACTCAGTGATGCGGAAACAGTGCAGCCGATTCAGATTCCAGAACCCGAACGCAACACCATGAATATTTGCGGCGTATCCGGCTTTCTGCACGGTCACGTCAAACTCTCGACCAAACTTATCCTTTACCGCTTTATCTTGGAACGATATGCCGTTGCCCAAACTGTACTGCGTCCGCTGCACATTCAGCCGCCTAAACATGTTCGACGGTATCTTGTGGTTTGCGGCATACGGATCGACAATAGATGCGCCTGTCATCGTGTGGATATACTTCTCGTATTCCATGATGGTTTTATTCTTCTGCCTGTCGTAGTCATCCGCAATCACGGCAAGCTGATACTCTGCGCTTGCTTTGTGATCCTGCACGATAGTCTCAACACTCGCCGCAGTAGGCAATCCATCTTTATAGGTCGCCTTAAACTCCTGATAGGTAATCACTGATTAGCCCCTTTCACCACTGATATTCACCAGATGATTCGGTTTTCTTATAATACTTTTTGCGAATGATCGACGCTAGACTATCCGGCGCATCATCATGTTCGGCGTTCTCGTTGTAGTCGCATACTTGATTGATATATTCTTTGTCCGTACCCGTTACAAACACAACGTCTTTCCATGCCGCTTTGAGATAGCTTGTGATCTTGAGGAATTTGTTCATGTCCTCATGGTATATAACGGTGCGCTCATTCTTGCGCCGCAACTCTTTTCCGAGATAACCCTTATCGCCGTTATTCTCGCAATATATCTTCCCAGCGTTGTGCTGAATGCGCAACTGTATAATAGCATCAGTGCAGTCATCAACGTGTTTACGCCATAGTTTGCCAAGCACATAATACTTGTTGCCGACCTTATTGCAGATGGTGAATGCCGTGTAATCCTCGCCACCATAAGCCGCATCAATATGGCAATCGCCCTGTTCAACCATCGCAGAATCGCCATCTGTTTGCGGATTTGCAAAGATCACATCTTCTGACGCAATGTGCCGCAATTCGTAGTTTGCCGCGAACAGGCTTGCAGTCATACTCTGCCGGATCGATTCCAGCATATCCGCATCAATCAATCCAGTTGAGTAGCAGTCATACTTCTCTGGTTCTGGCATAAGTGAAAACGCGTCATCAACATGCCACGGCGTGCCAGTATTGTAAATGCGCCCACCACGATTGATGATGTTGCGCAATTCCTGATAGATAATCTTTGTCCTGTCGCGCTCTGCTTTACTAGTTCTATCCTGCACGTTCACAATATCGTCAGTAAAGATTCTGTCGTAGTGCTTACCAGTGATAGATCCGCCCGTACCCAACCCCGTAAGTTGTGCCGTGCCGCGTGGATCGTTGGTTAGATTGGTGCTCAACTCATTCGCTGTTGCGGTGACAAGCTGTAATTGAACGCCGTATATCGCTTGCACGAAGTACCGCATCTGTTGGCTTTCAAGAATTTTGCGCACCTGCCGGATCACTTCTTTGATATCGCTGTCCGTCTTGCGCATAAACATCGTTCTCAGGCTCGGCAGAAGCACCACAATCAACGAAAGGGCTATTGATACACATGTTGTCTTATAGCTCGATCTGTGCGCCTGTAGCGTCTTGTCCTCGCGTCCGCGCACCATGTCGATGATCCACTTATTATGAATCTCTGTGAGTTTAGTGAACCCAATTAAATGCGCGAGTTTATACGGTTGATCTATCAGAAACGTAACCGCTTCGTCGCGTGTCATTTTCCGAGTACCATAGATTCGATCTGCTCAACCACTCCAGCGTCAACGTCAGCGATCATAACTTTTTCAATCGGTTTCTGTCCGGCAGTATCGCGCACAAGCTCCCATGCTTTCCAATCGCCACCAGATGCAGCGTCAATCGCCTTTACAGCCATAATAGCGGCGTTCGTCATCGGATCGCCGTTTTCGTCTAGCATGAGGTTGTTTTGTTTTTCCATAAGTTCGTTGAGTAAATCGCGTAATAGTTTCTTTTTCTGCTTTACTTCATTGCATGCCTTTGCGCCCTTTGCCGCACACTCCTTAGTTCTAGGCGAGTTCACGGCGTACGGTTTTAAGTTTTCCTCATTCGGCATGATATCACCCCTCGATAACCTATAATATCTCCATTGCATTTTATCACTTTAATGCGCTAAAGTCAAGAAGCAAGAAAAAAGCCGCCCACGATATCGTGTAAGCGGCTCTCTGTAGTCTCGGCAACGCTCTGCCGTTTTATGCCAGATACTAAAAGTAATACCGAAAACTTCTCTGGCTTCTGTTTTCTTCTTCTATGGGATTTGGTCACCACGCTACCTTTACACGGTTTCCCGTTGATGTGAGGTCTTATCACATATTGGCAACGTGGCGTGGTGGACGCGACGGGAGTTGAACCCGTTTCCGCGAACTGCACTTTGGCTTTGATTCGCGTCGATACCTTATCACGCCCATATTAGCTGATTATTACTTTACTTGATGTGTTGCCATCCGCTGATAAATCCTTGCCGATTTTCACCATGTCCGGAAATACTTCCCATATCCCGCTCTCCTCGATTTCGACGTAAACGCCCATATCTTGCGGGAGACTTGAAAGAGTTTTAATCATCTCAGCTACCGTCATGCGCTCTCTCCTTTTGCTCCACGTAGAGCAGTAAAAATGATTTAGCTGATGATAATATTGTGCGGGCGAGGATTTGCGGACGGTCACCTCGCATGTGCTACTTCCGTTTGTATGGGCAAGCACTACAGATCACTATAGAGTCTACCTATTCCTCCACCGCACAAACTTAAAACTAGTCGCCGCGCCGTTGAGCATGCCATCACGCGCCGTAGTGCAGTTTCTTTCCGAATCGAACGGAATTGTCTGGCCTTGCTTGACCTTCAACCATTTCTATCCGCTGCACCCTGTAATTTCATCACCCCGCCAATGATCAGTTGGTTCATATGATGCCACAAGCGAAAAGTATTATTTCTCGTTACCGCTACAAAACTGATGCCGAATTCAGAACATCGCGGCTGTGTTTTTCCCGCTAGTTTCTAGCGGTCGCTGTGATGGTATTGTATCATGTTGTGTTCGGCTTGTCAACGGTTATCTGTTTCAAATCCCATGTAATCTTCATTGTAGGAAAAACGCTTTGTGCTACCGTCTGCGCGGTTGCTGTGCGGTTCGATCACTCTATACCGTTTCGCTAGTTCGCGCTGTGCGGCGTACGCTCTCGGCGTTCCGTTTCCGTTTTTACGCTTTTCCAGTGCGATGGTGTAAAGCTGTTCGTCAGTTTCGGCGGTTAGGTCGATACGCGCATTCATTCCGCGCCGTCCTTTCCAAGCAGCTCCGCGAGGTCGAACGTTTCACCAACTTCAAGAACATCAGCTAAATCAAGATGGCGTTCAATCGTTCCGATAGTGTCGCCATACTCATTCAAGAAAGTTATATGTCCTACCTTCCAACGCCTAACAAACTTAGCACCCATCGCGTACCATCCGCGCCAGAACGCCATCTGCGCCTCGTTGAATCGCGGGGGATCGGTCAAATCCCAAGCGTGCGGCGTGTATCCTAATTTTATTTGGTTGCACAAATCCACATAAGCGCATGCTTTCCCTCCGCACAAAGGAGATTCAAATCGTCTGCACTCGTCCTGCATCTCGCCCAGCGTTATATCGCGCCGTTTCATTCCGCGTCCTCCACTTCTATCTCTCTCCCGCAGTTCGGACAGAAATCCCACGTCGAAGGGAATAAGCCGCTAGAACCATACATATCGCTTGCTTCTGCAAATTCCCTTTTGCACTTAGAGCATGTATAGGTTGTATTTCCTTTTTCGTGCAAGAAAACGGTTGTTTCTCTCTCGCTCATTCTGCGCCTCCGTCCTGCTCGATCTTGTCACACGCTTTGCACGTTTCAAGCGCTTTTATCAACTCCGTTACTGTGGTGTTTTTCGCTAACGCAACCGGACAACTCAAACACGGTTCTTTTTCCCACTTAGTCATTTCCCCTCTCCTTCCTGCGGCAGTCCGCGCCACGTCCATTTGTCATAAGTCCGGCAGCTTGCACAAGGTTCTACCGATGAAATCATCTTCAGCGGTGTTTTTGCCTGATGACCGCAAGTATTGCATGTATGCGGAACTTCCACAACCGCCGCATCCCGTTCCCGCTCGGCTTGCTCTGCGCGGGCGGTCAAGCCGCAAACGGCAACGACGTATTGCTTGCTTGTCTGCTCGGCATACCGCTCATGAAACGCTTTGAATGTTTCAAGGTCGCGCTCTTGGCTTTCGAGGCGGTCGGCGGCAAGTGTGTATAAATCTCCGCAAGGCTTATCCCTCATCGGACAAACGTCACATTCTAGCTTGTTTTCGCAAACGCGTATCGCGCCCGCGATCTCGCCCGTGGTCGGCTCACTTGTGGTCATCGGCGCTCCTCCTCCTGTTCCAATTTTTGATTGCGACTTCTTGGCTTCTATATGATTTCCCTTCGTTCCCGCAATTGTTGCACGTCGGACGATAGATAGGCTTTCCGTCTACACTGAAAGAGTACCAGTATCCGACATTAGCACTTCCGCACCTCTTGCACGGCATCAGCTTACTTTCCATCTAGTCCTCTCTTTGCAAGCCAGTTAGCGCGAAACTCTGCGTTGTCAACGTTGAGTTTGTCGGCAAGTTTTTGCGCCGCGTCCTTGTCGGAAAAAGCACCGCGCCAATTTCCGCTTTTGTCCGTTCCTGCGCCGAAGGAATCGTACTCGCAAAACCGTCCGTCATCGTCTACGTAACCAACCGCAGAAATCATAGGTTCTTCGCCATTGCCGCCCCTGATGAGGTATGCGCTTGCAACGTGTTCTTCAACGCCGTACAGATACGTTTCATCCGAAACCACCGTGAATATAGTGTCTCCGAGTTTAATGGGCAGCGCGATCATTTGTTTATCCATTTGCATTCTCCTTTAAGTTCTTCTCTTTTCTGTCTCATTTTTGCGAGATATTCTTCATATTGCGCTTCCCATTTACGGAAAACGACTTCCGATGCTGCATCCATTGACGCTTTGTCCATTTAATTTTCCTTCACCTTTCCCGTGGTGTCGTCGGCGCGGTAGGGAGCGGGCAGCGGTTGCCATGCGATGACGTCAACAGGACTTGATTTCGCGTCTGTATACCACTTCTCGTTTGGAATCCAATACCACCCGATTGAAACCTCCATGAATCCGAATTTATCCAAGAAACACACCAGAACGTTATCGGTTTCTTTTCCGGGCAGCCCCTCGGCGCACGGTGTCCAGTCGCGCGGGGCAAGACCCATGATGACGTATTTTGCGCCCTCACCAATTGCCCCGAATAGCTTTGTCGGCAGCACATAAGTTACCGTCTTGTCGATCTCGTCACCCGTGTACAGCGCCGTGTCAGGATCAAATTCACGCAGATGCAGAACATCGCCAACGGCAAATCCTCGGTCATCCTTGCGAAGTTCAAACGGTTTGATTCCAGACTTCACCGCTTGGAAGTATTCCGGCCAGCATTTCAGATCGTGAATCATGTAGCGTCTCCTTTCGGCTCGGTGGCGGCTAGGGCGCGGGCGGCTTCGGCTGCTTCTTGGGTTTTCCACGTTCTTTTCAACGGCACTTGCGCCGCCCAGTTGTCAAACATCACCGCAACAACAACCCTCCTTACGACCCCCGTACCGTCTCCTGTGTTGCGAAGGAAAAGCGGTTCTCCGTCGATTCCCGTTGTCGATTTCGGATAAGGAGCATAAAACAACGTGTCTCCGACTTTCGGCAGCACCACCACGCGCCCCTCTCGCTCTGCTTCTGCGAGTTCGCGGAGGCGGGTGATATCGATTTTCTCCACTACGCGCAGTTTTTCTGCTTCTTCTGGCGCAAAGAATACGTCCGTCAATAAATTGCTCATGCGTTCTTTTCCTTTCCGTTCGCGCAGTAAAAATCCATGTCCATTTCTTTGTCAAACAAATAGCAGAACGTTGACCGCTTCATATTTGAGCCAGATTCGATGCAATCACGGCACCGAACAACGGTGATAACGTTTTCAGCAGGAACCGTATTCGCGATCACAATAAGCATTGTCGCTATCGCCTTTGGATAATCTCCGTAAAATCCATCCTTGAGCTTTGTCATCTCGTCTGTCACTTCGTCGCGTTTGATATACTCACTCACCGCTCCCGCTCCTTTCCATGCGCGCCCCGCAGTTCGGGCAATGCGCTAGTCTAGCATCACTTATGCAAATGTCGAATTCGCGCTCATTATCTGTTCGATTGCAGTCCATGAATACTATCGTTTTCGTTTCAATCCCAAATCCGCATTGGTCGCACGCCATACAACCATCATGCCTTTTGTTCGGCACCCATTCTCCCCGCACGACAGGCTCAACGTCTGCGGCGGGTTGCGCGTCAACGTACTGTTGGAAGTTCAGCAGCATTTCGTCACGCGTGAAAAAGTCTTTGCTGTCTTTCGGTAGTCTTTGGCGCAAATCCCGCACAAATTTTGATAACGCTCCGCGCTCGATGTACTCTTTCTTCTCGCTCACTTGGTCGCTCCTTCCTAAATCAAAACTAAACTTGACACAATAGATGCTATAAAACTTCCGAGTATTAATCCTGTTAGAAACCATTCAAGTTTACTCACTGCTTTTCCTTTGCAATCCGTTTCGCTTCACGACGCGCCCAGCGGTTCCAGCGTAGTGTCGCATCAAGTCTCGTAATTCCAACAATCCGTTTATGTCTCCAACAGAAAATGATGTTGCCGCCATCTACTAACTGTCCATTCCGCTTAAGCGTTGCGCCATATTCTGGATGAATATTACACAGCGGGCACTTCTCAACCTTCATCGGTGTCCTCCTTGCCGAACTTGTAGTTGCATAGCGCAGCGCGTTTTTTCCAATCAGGCCAGCCCTGAATTTCGTTCATAGTGTCTTCAACGAGCTTATGGCGTTCCAGTTTTTTCTTTCTTTTTGCTTCGAGCAGCTTCGGTATATTCAGATGCGTTTTCACTTTCCCACCTCCGCAGCGCTGTTGAGGTAGGCGATCTGGTGTTCCCACGCCTCGTCTAACTCATCGAACCCGCTTTCAGTCAGATTCTCTCCATATCCGTCAACCGAGTAGTAACAACGCCTAACCGCGTCGTACCAAATCATTCTACGAGCGAGTTCCCGCGTGTCCTGCGCCCGCTCGTACTCCGCGATTGCGGCGGCGATGTTGAGCGGTTCATCCGTCCATTTAATGTGTTCAAAAAGATTTCCATCTATCTCTTCAAAGTCATCGTGTCCAGTTATCCAGTAGTTCTTTCTTCCGTACATTTGAGTTCTATGCGGAATAGCAATCCACGCAAAAACGCTTTCATCCTCATCTCGCGCAATAAAATAAAACTTAATTCTGTATTTGCCATCCCGCAGCCGCACCAGCTCGTCATAGTCCGCCTTGGTCATGGGTTACCTCCCGTCAGCATCGGAAAGATAAAATTTGAAAATAAACCCATCCAAATCTCTCCGATGATCATTCCGATCAAAAACCATCCACTTTTACTCATACGCTCTCGCCCTCCGTCAGGTCGCGCCCGCTAAGATCGCGCTCCATCTGCTCATCCGCCCGCTTCGCAAGTTTCAACGCGCCGAACGCAAACACGTATAACGCTATCACGATGATTCCAATTAAAATCCACATATCAATTCTCCTCTCCTGTCATACCAGTATCATACCGCGTTCGTGCGCGTATGTCAATATGTTTTTGAAATTATTTTAGTCGAATGTTAGTCCTTCCTGCTTGTAGATTTCCTGCGGCTCAAATAGCGGCGTTGTGGCTTTCTCCCGCGCTAGACGCTCTGACGCGGCTTTGAAGTAGTCCGCGTCCAGTTCCATTCCCCAATACTCAAATCCCATCCTATGACACGCTATAAGGCTTGACGCGCTTCCTACGTGCGTGTCGAGAATCTTGTCGCCAGATCTCGCGTAGTTCTTGAGCAACCAAAGATATAGAGCAATCGGTTTCTGGCAGCTGTGAATGCGTTCTGTTTGTGCCGAAGGTAAAAGTATTCTCTTTGCCGCTTCATCAAAACTCGTCCACGCAAGTTCAAATGATGCAAAACTCACATCTGCAGAAAATCCCTTATCCCAACAAATCCAACATTTAGACGGAGGAAGATTTTCAGTGAAGTAGTTACCGCCCCATATGATTTGGTTTTTAGAAACGCGCTTCACTTCGTCAAAATACTCTTTGCTCGGAACGCAAGAATCCCAATAGTTTTTCTTATAGTCGCTTGGCTTATCTCCCTTTCTTCTGCCAATATTATTATTAAGGTTAATTCCATATGGAGGGTCTGCCAAAAGAAGGTCGAAAAACTTATCAGGAAACTCGCGCATCGCGTCCATGCAGTCGCCTAAATAGAATCCGCTTGGTTTCATTCTTTCGCCTCCAAATACATCTCCGCTAAACTTTTCAAGTGCTTGCTCAATTCCATCGCCATCTCATAATTGATATCCGTCGCGCCGTGAATGCCCGCGATCACGATTCGCTTGCGATACTGCGGCTCAAAGAACACGAATAAACTCTCACAGTCAAACTCAATCGGCATACAGCCAGTTACCAACGATAGGCGGTCAGCTTCTTTGTTGTTCATGCGTTCTCCATAAGTCCGAGTTGAACGTCTTTATTTTTCACTGGCATTTCAAACAGTGATATTTTATCAACATCGCGCTCAATTCGTTCTTTTGCCTTATTAAAATACTCAATATCTTTTTCAAATCCAACCCAGTTTTTTCTTCCGGTCTGATTGCACACTATCGCGGTTGTACCACTACCCATAAACGGATCAAGTATAATATCGCTATCTCGAACACTTCCGCGCAATAGGATTTCTCTCCATAGTTTTGTAGGTTTAGGACACGGATGAAATTTTACTGTTTTATCTGAAACCTCATTTGACATTATAATATCTGGTCTACTTCCAAGTTTTTCAGTAAGGTATGGGTCTTTCCCGTAAGCGAGAATCGGTTGCCAACACGTAAAGCCCCATTTGCACATTCCTGTTCCCGCCGTGCTTATCCATGACAATATCCAGTCTGGTTTTGGATAATAGTGTATGTTTTTTTGTTCCGCAGGTTATCAACGCTCGTTTACTTACTCTTAGAATTTCCGGCATGAAAACACTAATGAATTTTTTTAGATTCTCATCACTGTCATCAAATGAATTATATCCGAGGTCTATTCCATATGGCGGGTCAGTCAAACAAAGGTCAAAGTAACCATCTGGATATTGTTTCATTCCTTCGACACAATCCATATTCTTGAAAGAATAACTCATGTTATTACCTCTAGTCCGAGTTGTTTTGCTTCGTACCGTTTGCGCGGGTCATACGGGTCAAAGTCGAGCGATATTCGTTCCTTGATTGGCTCAATCATTTCCTTTGTCGCTTTCTCGAAAAAGCCTTTATCAATCTCGAAACCGTATGACGGTCTGTTGAGTTCATACGCCGCCACTAATGTGCTACCGCTCCCCGCAACAGGATCAATCACAACGTCACCCTCATCGGTGAAAATCTCGATCAGTTCTTTCAGATTGGCGATTGACTTTTGCGTGGGATGCACCTTTGGATATTTTCCAACAGGGTCTTTTTTCCAGTTGAACCAGTTATAAATCATTTTACCGTTGTTGTTAAACTTCGGTAACTTGTCGCGGTACAGCACCACGGCATATTCCATTGCGCCGACAATCTTCATGTTCGCTTTCAGCACTTGCGCGGAATAATTCTTGATAAAGAAGATCGGATAGCTGTTTTTGAATCCGTATTTCACGCCGTACTCCGCAACCATCGGCATTTGGTCGAACGCGCAGAACACGATCATCGCAGGAGCTTTCCCCGCTTCTTTCGGCTCTTTGATTAAAAGGTCGTTGCAAAAGTGCATATACTCTGCAATACGAAAATCCTTGTCTGTGTTAAAAAACGACTTACCCGCTAAATCACTCTCACCGTTTTTATTGTCACCGTCCTTATACCATTGCGGATTACTAGCGAAAGCATTTTCAGCTAGGTTATAGGGTATATCTGCAATCACCAGTTGCGCTTTCGGTATTCCGTACCGCTTGAAGTTCTGAAAGTGATCTCTGTACAGCTCAATCTTTACGCCCATCTTGCCCTCCAAGTATCTCCACGATCCGTTTCCCGCACTCCGCTTTCGGAGTGAACATCCATTGAACTGCATACTTGTCTCCAATGGTCACCATGCGCCGCATCAAGTCCGATCCAGTAACAGGCGGGTAATTCGGATTTAAATGCAACTGACGCATTCTGAATAAATCGTTGAATCTTTTGCACTCGTCCCATTCTTTCTTGCGCCAGTTTATCCAGTCGTGGACTTGTGATAGCTCTTTAATAATCGGTTCTTCAATCAACACAATCAACTGCGTCTGTGCTTCTTGCGCTCTGATAAGTTCTTTTCTGAATCGCGTGTAGTCGCATGTCAAATTTCCGGAAATTTCATTCAGCCCGTATTTTTTATCAATCGATATAGATAGATCACCGTCGATCATGTAGTCACCAACATTTAACCGCTTGTTCTTCCAAGCAATATTATTGATATCAAAATAATTTATAACGTGTTCGTTCTTCTGTTCGTTGCTGTCTACGAGTATCGGCAAGATATCAAACGCTTGATTTGTGAAGCTGCCAATATATCCACACGCACACGATACCCGCAACCGTCCATTCATCACCGCCGCGCAATCGATTAGAACTCCACATTTCGGACAAATTCTGTAAAAAATAGGTTCTTTTATATAAATCATCCCTTTCTTATAATATTACCGCATATTACCGCTATATTACCGCTAATCTTACCGCTGAAACCCGCATAAACAGGGCATATTACCGATATTACCGCTGTTTTGCGTTTTTTCTCTACGCGCGAGAATGTGTATGTGTTCCGTTTTCTTTTAATCGCGTATATGTATGTGTTACGCGTATAGAGTATAAAAATCTCGGTAATGCGGTAATTGCGGTAATATCCGCATAAATGGGCACTTCTAGCGGTAATATTTGCGGTAAGATTGCGGTAATATTACCATGTTTTTTCAAAATTCACTGGTAATTTCCTCCATTAAAATTGGAAGGTTGAGGCAAACACATCTCGCTTGAGACGCAAGCCCTGATATGTGTTTAATTTTCGTTGTGCGTCCGTGATCAAAATCGATCTTATTATCACGCTTTGCCCATGATAAAAAAGCTGTTGAATTAAATCCAGCCTCATTCATCTTGGAATCGAAAACGCTTTTGATAAAATATGCGTGTTCAGAATCAACGCATCCCCAGCACTCACCGACATAATCACCCGTCTGTTTGCTCGGATTAAACCGCGCTGGATTAGACGAAACGAGATCGAGCAACCAATCAAACGCGCGTTCATTTGCCGATACCTCTGCTTTACTTGCGAGATACGGAATGATGTCTTGTACGGTCAGATTCTTTCCGTCTTGGAACAAGAGCAAGTCTGCTGCCTGATCTGCCGCAAGAATCATGCTTGATGCGAGTGCTTGTTTTTCTGTGGTTTCGCTTGCAAGTAACGCCGCGTAGAAGTCTCGCTGAATCGCTTTCGCTGTGTCCATTATTGGTATAATCCCATCGATAAACATCTTGCCCGCGATACCGTAATTCTGCGCAATGCACTCAACCACCGCATGAGGATCACTAAACAACTTATCGTCTCTGCAATCGATGTCAATGATTCTGTTCACCGCGCCACCGCCTGACACGCTTGTGCATATTGGCATTTCTCCTGTTGTAATTATGCAGTTTTTCCAAGTCTGTAGACGTTGCAATCCTCCCGCTTTCGCGCCGCGATTGCGTCCGATTCCCTCCGCAAGCATATAAACCGTGGTATCAAAATCCTTGCGCTCCTTGATGACTTGCAGCTCGTCAATGCAGAGCGGTAGCGAGTTTACAAACCCCGCTCTCATTTCCAAACCAACGCTTGTACTATTGAACGTGCTGATATATTCGCCCATCGCAGGATTTGCCCACACCGACGCGGCAAGCATTAAACCAACGGTTTTACCCGCTTCGGTTCCACCCCAAACGTGCAGGAAGAATGGCAACCCGCCAAGCGGTTGAACCAGTGCCGATGCAAACGATGCCGCAAGCATGATCCGCGCCACAATACCGCCGTTCCGAATTTTCCGCGCACACTCTAACCACTTCTCGTACTCTCCGCGCGGCTTGACAGAATCAAACATGCTCTTGAAACACAAGTCACCATCAAAGCGCAATTCATCCACATACGGCGAGAAGTCACCAGAGCGAATCCAGCCAAGCCGCCCGACGCTGTTCATTTCGTCTATGCGGTCATAGTTCATTTCTTCAACGTCCGTGATAAACTTTACCAAGTCCGGCGCGTTCTGTGAGTTTACGCCGATACCGTACATAGCGAGTTCGATGATCTTCTGACTACTGGACAACATGCGCTTATCACAAACTATGGTTCTCCATCCGCGTCCACGGCGATATGCGATCTCTATCTTGACTTCGCCCGTGTCCACATTAACCAATCGACGCAGCGGCAAAATCGCATGACTAATCACACTGACGGAATTTCCAAATCGATCAACCTTTGACACGCCGTATTCATTGCAAGTGTACTCTCCACAGAGCAGTTCAATCGGTTGATCCGCAAACTCTGTGGACGGCTCTATGCTCTTTCCAGATTTACGCGTCTGCGATTTGCAGTAGGCATTGTACCGCATGACAAAGTTCTTCACGTTGACCGACGCTGCCGCCGCGCGGATTTTGTCTTTGAGAATTGCCTCGCGTAGTTCTCCGTTTGGTTTTTGTGCGTACAGCCACGCATACGGCGCGTTGGTGTCATAGTCGCTCGATGTCCACTTTGGTATTTCTTCCAACGCCGGAGGAACCGCCGCATCCGCAACCGTCGCAATCGCGCCTTTCTGGTATTTAAGAGCGGACGCGATAATCTGCTCAACTTCTTCTGTGTCGAGCGGAGGATTGCATTTTGTCGCGTTCTCGGTTTCGATCACGCCCATGATTGCCGCGTCAGATAATCCCTGCTGTTGCAGACTACACGCAAGCTTAAAAAGCGTTTGGTTTCTCCCGCCCTGAATGATGGTTGTTCCAACATTGACGCGCTCTTTGTGTTCTTCGTGCGGCTCGGCGGGAAGTATGCTGTCAAGATCATCCTGCGTGTATGTGATCTCTGGATTGAACTTGACGCACTCCACCATCAGTGGTTCGCCCTTGCAGTGGTAGAACCCCGGCACACGCATCACGCGGCTTTCGTTTTTGCAGACAGGATCACCATTGAACTGTGCTATTAAACGCTTCTGCAAGCCCCTAAAGCGCGTTATATCGCCATACTTGAGCAACCAGTAGCAGTGCAGGGATTTCCGCGTCTTGACGATGATAGACGGCTCAAGTGCGAACTCAGCAACACGCAAAAACTGCGCGTCAAAATTCTCGTCATCCATCTCGACAAACTGCGCCTTTGGTTTTTTGACTTCCGCATCAACGTTCCCGCCGCCGTTCACGACAAAGTAGATTCCGCACTTTCGATCATTCGCCGCTTGCAGTATAGGATATTCTTTTTCCCAATCCTCACTGTAAACAGTTCTATTTGATGCTTCTTTGGTTTTCTTCGTGTCATCGAACGCGCGAAAGAAAACAGGCTCGTCTGGAAAGTCATGGAATGCCGCTAGAAATTCAAGCGGTTCAACCGTTATCCTGTTCATTGAGTGTTCCACCTTTGAGTAAAATTTCCAGTCGTGTTACGGCTATGGATTTTTCTGCCGCGTATGCGTCGTTCTCGATTTTGGTTATTACCACCTTAGAACATCCGATGATGTCCGCTAAATCCTGCTGGCTATAACCGTGCGCGGCTCGATAACTGAAAACTTTATGCGCAAATTCTGAAACTTTATTCATTTACTCACCACCTTTCTATCATATTGTATCATAAACTAATATAAAATACAAGTGCTTGACAATGTAAAAGCCCGCGCGTTTCCACGCGGGCAATGCAACTAGCGATTAAAACGGACAGTCAGCAGCCGGAACTTCCGTCATGCCGGATGCGCCCGTGTCGCTCTGCGCAACTTTCTTTTTTTCGGGGATCTTGAAATCGCCTTTGCGGATGGAGTCGATAGATCGAATCTGCATCAGCTTGACGGCGGTTTTGACCGTGCCGTCTTTGCCAATGTATTCTTCTTCTCCGAAAACTCCGCCGAACTGCTTGCCGTTGAGTTTCGTTTCGTCAAAATCGAACTTGAATCCTCTATTGGATTCCTCAAACGCGGAGATCATGCCCTTGAACCACGGCGAACAGTTGCCCGTTTTGTCGGTTGTGCCCTGACGGAACACACCTTTCCAGTCACCGCCCCACTGTTCGGACTGCGCGGCGAAGTAGCCCATCTCTGCGCCCTCTAGGATGTCGTATTCCAACGTCACCTGCGGCGATCCTGATGCCTTTGATTTGCTCTCGTACGCCTTGACCACCATGCAGATTTTGCCGCCCGGCGTAAGTCTCTGGAAGTCTCCCGTGAAAGCGTCTGTGTTTTCGTAGTTGTTTGGTTTCTGCATTTTTTACTTTGCTCCTTTCAGCTCATAAAAACTTCTGATTTTCTGATCCACCATCTTGAGATCGTTGTCTATCTCTAACGTGTCAAACATCCCGATAGGACTTTTTGCCACATCGTATCCGCTGGACTGCGTGAGAAACATGTGCTTGTTTTGTTCGCTTACGCACCGCAGAACGATTGTAAACATACCCTCTACGTTTACTTTTTCATCCAATAACTTACCGATTGTTTTCGGTTTGATGTTTCCGCTTTCGCTCTCATCCTCATGCATGAACACGTAAACTATACGTTCTGCGGGTAACGATTGAATTGAAACCAACATAGAATAGAAACGATCAGCAAGTTCATTGTAGAGCTGGAAAACTGCATTTCCTGCTCCAAAATTCGAATGGCGCGTCATGAAGTAGTCTGTGATAAGATAACCCGCGTCATCGATCACAATGCTGTCAGACTTCGCCTCGGACAGTATTTTCTGGATTGCGTCATAGTTCCGCGTCGATACGGTTTTGATCTGGCTTTTGAACGGGAGCGGCTTGCCCATTACGTTGATGATTCCAACCTCGTCCGGCGAGAAATTGCGCAATGATGCACTCTTTCCGCTGCCGCTTTTACCAAGTACCAATACAGGAATTCCCATTTTACACTTCCTTTACTTTATTTGCAAGTTCTGATGTTCTACCAGTGCAGCCCCAATGATTTCTTCTCCTGCTTTGATTGCGTCGGTGATTGCTTTCTTGTTGATTGTTGGTTCGGAATAGTTCAACAGTTCATCGCGCTTGCCTTGAGCGTAGCGCACAAAGTCAACCTCTGGAATTAGAATCGCCACTGCGCTGGATTTTCTCCAAGACAGTTTGACGCGCGGCGTTTCGAGATTTTGATTTTCTCCTAACATTTCCGAAAGATAATTTTTCAATCCTTCTGATCTGTTTTCCGCTGTTTCTCTTCGTGCTTTTAATGCTTTTTCCTCCGCTCTGATTGCGGTTGCATCGCTGTCGAGATTCTTAATCCACAGCGCGATGTTTTCCAACTTGGTTTCGCGCTCCATTGAAAGTTGCTCAAACGCGTCAATGTTGGCGATTTCGCCCGTTTCGGAATCGATTAGTTTTTCCAGTTCTCCGTTGATTTCATACAGTTTCATTCTTTTTCTCCTTTCTCCACATGACCCGCCGCGTAGTGCGCTCGAATTTCGTCCAGATTAGTTGTGCCGTTGATCTTGCGCAACTCGCTGTCAAATTTGTTCTGGCTCTTGTAAAATGGACAGCTCTTATTTGATCTGCACACCAACGAGGTCAAAATATGGCAGTCCGTGTTGCAACCGTCATTGATGAACGCGAAACAATCAGTTTTCACCATCCTGCACCACTTTCAGCGTGAGCGTT